GAGCCGAGTTCCGGTAGATGAACAAGTAAGAATCTACAACATCATCAAACAACTTTATCTGGATTTCGATAAAGAGCCTCCTTTTATTGAAAGGTTGGAACGGGCTGTTGGCGACACAGACCCTACAAATTTCCCGTTCGATGGCGATGACCTCAAAGTTTCGCTTCGCAACTCGAATTTCGAGGTATTCGATCCTGATTTCGCAGAGAAATTGAGGTTGGAATACCCGGAGATTTGGAAAAAGGGCGGTAATATCCTCGGCAACACGCAGTACCGGCGATTGAAGCCCGTGGTTGCCAGGGGTGGCGTTGTTGAAACGGAAACCGAAGAGAAGGCGGTTCGACTCCGGGAAGCATGGAGTTCACGCCATTTCAAGGATTTTCGACTTGCCGGCGTTGTCGCTCAAATCAAATGGTACACCGTTGGCTCACGCGGCGAAAAGTACATGAAAGACCTTGTGCGAGAGCAAATGGCGAAGGTTGATGCAAGCCGAAGTCAAGGTAGAACCATGCCGGAAGCATGGATCACTGGTGAGCGTTTTGCAGACGTTCGGACGTTGGATTTACCGGCTTTATCGAAAGCCATTTTGTCGTATACGGATGATGTTTCCTACATGATGCAGGAAACGGAAGCTCAAGTCATCGCATTGTTTGCATCGTCGTACTCCGCGACGGGAATGACTGAAGAATCCGCATTCGAGTTGAAGAATCGGGTGCGCGATGCGATTTCAGATTTCGCTCAACGATGGGCGATGTCAACGAAACCGTACTATGACACGGCAAACAAAATTGGGGAGCGCGCGGCTTCCGAGTTTGTTGGTTTCAAAGTCAATGCCAATCAACAAAGGTCCGCTTTGTTCCATGAAACTGCGATGGGGTATTTGGTTACCTCGAACGGTTTGCTTTCGAATATCCGAGATCGATTGGTTGCAGTCATTGATGCGATTTCCATCTCTGGTCGTTCGGACTTTGAGACGGATGGTTCATCCGTAAAAGGAACTTCTGCCCAAATCAAGCTTCCGAAATTGAAGCCAGGAGCTTCTGTTTCCGAGGTATTGACGGCTGCATCAGCGGCTTTTGGAGCGAACAGAAGCCGGGTTGCGAATTGGGCAGGAAAGCTCAACGAATTGGCGAATGAATCGTTAGCCGAGTCGCTCCGTTCTGCTCCCGACTCCTCAAATTGGTGGGTCGAATGGATTAGTTTGTTCGATGAGCGTACGTGCAACACTTGCGCCGTCGAAGCAGAAAAAGGGTTACAGCGACTTGCTGACCTCCGACATTTTCCAGGCGGAGATACGGAATGTCGGGCTCGTTGTCGTTGTGTGCTTGTTTACTGGCCTGCTGATGAAGTCAATCGCATGTAGCTTTTGAATTCCACATTAGTAGTAAGTTTTCAAATTGACATTATACGGTGCAAACTATTAACGTGATTAAAAGACGCCATCAGGCGCGAGCACCTTTGGAGAACACATGAGCCGCGCTACTGATACGATGAAGTTAGATGAAACTGTTTCGCTTGATAATGGGAAGAAAGAGCGGTTTTTCCGTGGAAGGTTTCCATTCAGTGGCCTTCCCATCAAACCGTCGAGCGTAAGCCGAAGCGAACATTCTTCCGAAGAAGAAGTGAATGAAAGCTCTGAATTGTTAATCAGCGGCGTTGCTTCTTCGACTTCAGTTGATCACTATGGAACGGAAATGAGCCGAACGGCTTTGGATTCCATGAGCGATCAAATGCAGAAAGGGCTACCGATTCTCCCGCGCCACAACAACGGAAATCGCGCTGTTGAGTGGGATGAAGTTATCGGTCGGACTGTTCGGGCGAAAGTCGTAAAGTCTGATGTCGTTCAAGCGGCAAATGATTCGGAGCAGGGATATACCCTGGTTCTGGATTCGGTGTTGTATCGTGACGAGCCGTTAGCGAAAGAATTAAGCCGTCGTTTGAGCCGTGGCGAACCTATCGGCCAGTCAATTGGTGGTTGGTTCCTCAACGTTCGTGTTCTCGAAGATTCAGATGGGAATGTTGAGCGAATGGTTGTGGAACAAGTTGACCTTGACCACATCGCCATCACTCGCGCTCCTGCGAATCCAGATTCATACAATCTTGCGCTGCGCAGCATGATTGAAGGTGCCATCAAGACAGAAGACGAGCGCCATATCGTTTCTGTCGAAGAGAAAGAAGACTCTTTCGTTGTTGAGTTCGCCAAACACCATGAAGGCGAGATGGAAGAAGAGTCGTATCACGACGATGAAAAGTCGAAGCACGACGATGAAGAAGAGATGGCAAAGCACGACGATGAAGAAGAGATGGCAAAGCACGAAGAAGAAATGGCTGGCCATGAAGAAGAAGAAAAAGAGATGGTCGAAGACGGGCCGGAAGACACTCGCGGCGCTGTTGAATTCGCTGACCTTCCTCTCGCGCCAATCGATACCGAATGGGATTGGAGCACCGAAGCATCTAACCTTGTTTTAGGGGACGATGATTGGGATCGGTATAAACGAGCACATGTTTGGTTTGATCCCGAGAATGCCGAAACAAAAGCAGGTTACAAATTACCCATTGCCCTGTTTATCGATGATCGGCTTCACGCAGTCTGGAGAGGAGTTTCCGCTGCTCTGGCGGCGCTGAATGGTGCGCGCGGCGGCGTAGATATTCCCGAAGAAGACCGGCAATCGGTTTACGATCACCTTGTTAAGTATTATGAGAAGTTCGATAAACAGGTTCCACCACTGAAAGAATTATCAATTATCGATAGTTCAAATTCATTGGTGGGTCTTGCACAAGTTAGTGAAACATGCAACACTTGGGACGACGCCGAAAAAGGTGCTCCAAATAACACCCCCACCGAGGACCAATCCATGACAAAGGACGATCTTGACGCAATCCGCTCGATGATCGAGGCGTCGGTTGGAGGCATTGCCGCACGGCTGGACGCTGTCGAAAACCGGACTTCGGTTGACAACGCACCGACGGCGACCTCTGACGATACCGAGATTCAGCAACTTCGAACCCAGCTTGAGGCTGCCCAAAAGCAGATTCAAACGCTTGCTTCTCGCCCCGTTCGGGTCGGGCGCGCTACGATGCCGTACGCTCCGGAAGGAAAAGCTGGTGTTACTGCTCTCGCTGGACTCGCCGAGCGGGCGAAGACCGACGCTCCCACTGTGGCTGCAACGGTTGTTCAAAACAGTGGTGAGTCGCTCGATCAGACCACTGATCGCTCTACTCTTATTCGCATGTTAACCGATGTGCTTTGTGCAGCAGAGTATGACGGTTTCCTTGGCAACCAAAACATTGCTCCTCGTTGGGGCTAGGGGAAAACGATGTCTATCGATTGGAACCAGTATGGCGGCCCCACTTGGCTCGGATCTGCTGATCCGGCGAAACGGGAAGCTTTCGAGCGCGCTATCAACGTCAGCAACGCCGGGTCGGTCCTTATCCAGACCTTCATCAACCGCGTTGTCCAGATGCTTACGATCCGTGAGTTCGGTCTACAGTCGGTTCTCGACCGTTACCCGGGTTCGGGAGACAAGGCATACATCAACCGTCGTTCGGCGGGTACTACGGGCGCAGAATGGGTCGCAGACACCGGTTCTCTCACCGAAGAGAGCGGGTCGTACGCCCAAACTTCGTTCACGTACCAGACGCTTGCGACCCGTGGCAAGGTCACGCGGAAGCTCCAGGCGATCGGTCGTTCTTACGGCGATGCTCTCGCCCAGGAAATGACCGGCAAGGCCGAGGATTTCGCCGCTGCGCTTGAATCCGGACTTATCTCCGGTGACAGCAACGCGAATGCGAACCAGATCAACGGCTTGCTTACCCTCATGTCCAACATCGGCAGCAGTGCCGTTGTCGGTCTGACGGATGCCGCCGCTGGCACGAGTCTTTCGCTCGCTTCTCTCGACGAGGCGATTGACAAGGTCAAGGGTTCGGCGATGCGTTCCGACCTTGTGATTGTTGGCTCGTTCGCGGGTCTTCGGAAGGTCAACGCTGCGCTCCAGGCTGACCAGCAGTTCTCGAATATGACCGAGATTGCTGCCGGTTTCCGGGTTCGCACCTACGATGGGATTCCGCTTATCGTGTCCACGGCAATGCCCGACACGCTTCAACCGGCTTCCGGCGGTTCTTCGCTTCTGACGTTTGACGGGGGAACCTCGACTGCCCTCGCCGTCCTCAACAAGCGTTACTGCTACATCGAGGAGCTTACTCCTACGACTGTGATGCCGCTCTCGAAGACGGATTCGCAATTCGATCAGTTCGATATGTTCTGGGACGGTGCTTACGTCCACGCGAACACTCGCGGCGGCTCCCTGCTTATCGGGTTGAGCACGTCGTAATTCGATCGACACTGATCAAGCCCGGTCAACTATTCAGCCAGTTGACCGGGCTTTTGTGTTATTGTACAAGTGATTAACGAGGTTGAAATGAGTGGCATTGCTCCTACGATTGCTCCAAATGCAGATTCTTACAATTTTGTCCTTTGTAAAGACAAATGGAATCCGGAAATGAAGCAAGTGATTCCGACATACGACGAAACGCTTCACAGTTACAACATCACTCATGGTGATGGAGTGGCTCGTACAACGTTGTTTGTGAATTCGCAGCATGCATTCAACGCATTAAGGAAACGGGGTTGGGTTGATTTCACTGCTTCTTACAGGCAATCGGTTGAGGTTGCCGAAGAGGTTGTTGAAAAGCCGAAAACCCGTCGTGGTCGTGGGCGGAAGCGATAGATGCTAACGAGCCGGAACAACGTCAAAACTGTTCTCAATATCCCTGCTGGGATTACGTATCAGGACGCAGTCATTGATTTATGCGTTGCTGCTGCGGAAGACGTTGTTCTTGGTCACCTTGGTTTAACGACTACGGCCGTTATCACGGTGAATGAAAAGTTGGATATGGATTTGTTAGGGCAACGCGAGGTTGCTTTAACTTACCGCCCTGTTGTTAACGTCGCTGCACTTACGATCGGCGGCGCTTTGGAAGCAAGTTCAAACTATTATACGACCGAGTATGGTTCTCTTCGGTTGATCAATGATGGTGCTTATTTCCCCACGGGCAGACAAAATATTGAAGTCTGTTATACCGCCGGGTTTTCTTCTGTTCCCAATGATATTGCTATGGCAACAACTTTGATTGCAGTCCAAATGGTAAATGAAGGTCGCCACTCGGGATTCCGTTCCGAGCGTATGGGCGGCTATGTTTATTACCTTGGAAACGGCCAATATTCTATGATTGTTCGAAGAATTCTTGGAAAGTATACGCGAGTCTTCGCTCGATCATAGTTTGCGTCCTGCGTCTCAATTGTTGCTCGGAACACGGTTTATTCGAGCTTTTGAGGAGTAGTGACGATGAAACATATTCAATCGTGGATTGATGCAGTCAGTTACGGTGCTAGCGTAGCGTTGACCGAGTGTTTGCGTGCGAATAAACCCATCGGTTTTGCTTCGTTGTCCGCTAACGACCATCAAAGGTGTGCGGTCGTTCTCGTCGTTCTTGGCGAAGATTTGTGTGATCGAATCGTGGACGACATTTGTGAGAACCACGGTGCAACGGTTGTTTCCAAAAGCTTTATCGAGTCTTGAGGGGAATTATGTCGATCACAAGCGATTATCTCATTGCCAATTATTCTGATGTGATTGAGTCTTTAGTAGCGGAAGGGCTTGGTAGACGACGATGTGCAGAACACATTTCAGAGTTGATTGGTGAGCCCGTCTCTGCGTGGGCTATGCGTATGGCTCTGGAAAAACTCAAAATTGGTGAGCAAACGCGAAGAAGCAATTTGATTGACATGGTGATTGAGGATGAAGTCACCGAAGAAGAACCAATCGAACAACTTGTTGCTCAACGTGTTGAAGTAAGCAGGAAAAAGAAAAACAAAGTAACAAAGCATAAAAAAGTCGTTCGGTTAGAGTCGAAGCCAGTTGGGATTATGATTTTTGGCGACCCTCATGTTGATAACGAGGGTTGTGATTGGGATACACTCTTCGATCACATCAAATTAGCTCAAGAAACCGAAGGCGTATTGGCGGCTTGTGTAGGTGATATGCAAGATAATTGGGTTGGTCGACTCGCCCGGTTGTATTCGAAAACCAGTGTAAAGGCCGAAGACGGATGGCGGCTTTCGGAATGGTTTCTCGATCAACTTCAATGGATTGCTATTGTTGGTGGAAACCATGATGCTTGGGCACATGGGCCGGGTGTTGACCCGATGGCTTGGCTCACGCAGAAATGCGGAGTCAAATGTTATGCTCCCGATGAATTGCGCGTAACAATCAAGTGGGAAGATCAGGAGTTAGAACCTGTTGTTTGGATTTTGCGCCACGATTTTTCTGGAAGGTCGTGGTATCATCCCACGCACGGACCTCACAAAGAGGCTATGTTGGACGGGCGATGCCATTTGCTCACTGCTGGTCATTTGCATCAGTGGGGCATTCTGACGACCGAACAACGGCATGCACGGATTACTCATGCACTGCGGGTTCGTGGTTACAAACGAAATGACTCGTATGCGAAAGAGAAAGGTTTCTTTGAACAAACGTATGGTGAATCAGCTTTAGTCGTGATCAATCCGTTTTCGGATGGACCGGGTAGAATTAGTGTTTTTTGGGATTTGGAAACAGGTTGTGATTATTTGACTTGGTTACGTTCCCAACATTGAAAGAACAGTAGAGAGTGAAAAATGAAGGTTTTGGTTACTGGCGGAGCCGGGTTCATTGGCTCGTTCGTGGTGGATTTACTGCTCGAACGTGGGTTTGAGCCGGTTGTGTACGATTGCTTGTTGCCTGATGTTCATCCATCGAATGATTGGCCTGACTACTTGAACCCTGACGTCCACAAGATTCGAGGCGATGTATTAGACCAAGAGTCGCTCGCAGAAGCGTTGAGTGGTTGCGAAGTAGTGATTCACCTCGCCGCTGCTGTAGGGGTTGGTGAGAGCGCATATGAACCAGTTCATTACGTGAAAAGCAACACGCTGGGGACGGCTTCGCTTTGGCAAACCATCATTGAGTCGGATTCCAAGCCCAAAAAAGTTGTTGTTGCCGGTTCAATGAGTTCTTACGGAGAAGGGTTGTATGTCTGCGAAGACAATTCCTTTCGTTATCCGGGAGTTCGTTCAGAAGAGAATCTCAAAGCCAGAAATTGGGAATTCAATTCTTTGACGCCGAAAGCAACTCCAGAGTGGAAAGAGTTCGATATTCAATCCGTATATGCTCAAACGAAAAGAGATCAGGAAGATATGTCGATAATGATCGGGGAACAAAACAACATTCCTGTTGTAGTCCCCCGGTTTTTCAACGTTTACGGCCCCCGGCAGCAAATGTCCAACCCATACACGGGTGTCGCTGCGATATTCAACTCCATGATTTTGAACGGCGAAGCCCCCCGTATTTACGAAGACGGGGGCCAGTCAAGGGATTTCATTCATGTTGAGGACGTGGCAGAGGCGGTAGTTCGAATGGCTACCGAAGACGACATTGTTGGTGTTTTCAATGTTGGTACTGGAAAACAAACCACCATCCTTGAACTTGCACAGACGTTAATCAAACTTCATGGTTCAAATCTGCTCCCAAATGTGGTCAACAAATACCGAGTAGGTGATATTCGGCATTGTTACTCGGACAACCGCCGGTTACGTGGTTATCTGCCGGATTGGAAACCACGTACTCCGGAAGTTGGCCTTGCAGATTTGGTGCAATGGGCAAAGCAACAGCGTCCCGAAAACAAAACACAAGAAGCCCACAACAAGCTTGTGGAAAAGGGTCTCATTCGATGAAAACGTTAGCTGTTTACACCGATTCGCCGGGATGGAAGGGGTTTCCTCTCGCTTTCAACATTGCTGATTGCCTCCGTGGGAAAGGTATGACGATAAGCGTGCTTCCGATCCCGCGAATCACTGAATCTTTTGTTCTTGATGATGCGATCAGAACAGGAAGTTCATTGTTTTCAGCTATTCCTGACGACACCGAAGTCATTTCCATCGTTTGGCTCGGAAGGTTCAGTACAATTCCTCCAAAAGTTTATGCTCGGTTGATTCACGAATCGACAACAACACTCAACATGATTTCCGACTTGTTGGTTGTTGTTCAGAACCCTTTGTTCCCGAACAATGTTGGCGAATCAACGCATAGGCGGTGGATGCGCCGGCTACGCGCAGAAGGTTTGCCTTACGATGTGTCTACCTCTCAAGACCTTTGGGAATCCGAAGAATCGTATAAACAAAATCGCTATGTTGGTTTGTGTGAAAGGATAACAACTGAAATTATCGAGAATGTTGACCTCGAAGGTTTGGTGCTAGAACAAAGCAACAATCGTTTCCTCCCGGAACCTGTTAAAATCATTAAGAAAGAACGGAAGGCTGAAGCCAAGAAGCCGAAGTTACGCCAACGCGAGCAGAACGTGATTACAATCACAACGCCGTATCGGAGGGATTAATGAGGCATAATCGAAGAACGATCGGAATTGCGCTGAATTTATCAAGTGCTTCATTCCCTGGCTTCAGCCGATGTGATGATGTCATTGCGAAAGAAGCATCTTCCCCGTTTGGCAATGCCCGGGTGACTTGTTGCCCAAGCAAAAAAGTGCTTACAAGCTACGATAATGGGTTGACGATTATTGGATTTGGACCTGATTCAGCTTCGAACAGCAAAATCATTTCGTCTGCGGTTGGTTCTGTTGTAGTCGTTGTTTCGTTCCGAGAACTTACGAAGAGCGAGATCAGGGCGGTGGCTGTCATTGACTCTGATCCGCTTCGGAGAAGCATTTACACTGTGGTCGGTGTCGGGGAAGTTGACGAGTGGGAATCCACCATCGAAGCGGCTTGGGAAGCGGGAAATAAACCTTCCGTTGTCGAGTACATTCACCGGTCTCCTTACCCAATTGAACCCGTAAAGCATCCGGAAGAAACACCCACTTCGGCAAGCATCGAAACTGATGTAGAGGTTGAAGAAAGTGATATTCAGCAGTCCGAATAGTTTCTATACGGTTGTCAGAAACCTGTCGGTTCTGCTAAACGCAACCGCGCAGGACACGATGTCATTGGATTATGCGCTTCAAAGAGAAACTTGCCTTCAAGTACAAGTCTCTGGCGGTTCTGATGGTACGGGAAGCATTACGTTCACGGGGACTGTGGTTACTTCGCCCGGTAATACGGGTGCAGGATCGGAAACTCTGACTTTTACCAACAATGGTTTCAAATCCACTTCAAAAAGGTTTGTGTCCGTTTCGAGTGTTACCACGACGGGTTTTAGCGATGAATCAACAGTTCCAACAATCAAAGTGAAATCAATTGGTCCTGACGGTTCAATCCAACACATGCAAACCACTTTGAAGACGGGTTGGCCCGGGTTTATTGATCGCGGTGGTACTTCGAGCGGACCCGGTCAGCGTCCGTATCGTGGTGAATGGCCGAGCATGTCCGAGCAGGAACAGGCAAGGTTATACATCAATTATGATGAAACTTGGTATCCCCGGATCGGGGACATTTTTGTAGATGAAATTGATGCTTCGGAATGGTTCGTGCGGAGCGTTCCGATCCGATTCGGCGGTTACTTACCGCGTTTTTGGGAAATCGTTGTGACAAGGCGAGACTCTTCTCAATCAGAATGACGCCAAACAGGCGCAGGAGAAAAAATGAACTCGGTTACTTTTGATAGTAACAACGATACGCTTATCGTTGTGCCTACCGTTGCAGACCCTTCGGTGCTTCTTCCAAGCATGCATTTGCTTGTGAATCGCGTGCCTGCCAGAACTCGTATCATGGTTTCCATCAACCCTGATTCGGTTGAGAACGCGGCGAAAAGCATTCAAGCCCTTCGCGTCTTGCGGGCTGCATGCCCAAACGGGGTAACCCTCGATATGCACGTCGAGGACGGGCTTCGCGGATTCGGCGGTGCTATCAATATCGGTCTTCGCGCTGCGATTCAATCTGGTGGTTTGCCCGAATATGTGCTCATTTTCAACGATGACCTGCGAGTTACGCCGGGTTGGTTGACGAAGCTTTTAGTCGCAATCAACAGCGATGACATTTCGTTGTGTACGGAGCCGCCGGTTGTGGTCGATGGCAAGTTGGGGAGTCGCCCCGTCAGAGATCGGAAGTTGTATGGGAAAATCGGAATGATTGGCCCGTGCAGCAATCAAGTCGCAGGTATTCAACAAGTCGCATTGGATGAAGACGTGTTGAAACAAGCGATGCAGTTGAAGTTTGGTCACGATCAAATGACCCCTACCGTGAAGGACCAAGACCTTTACGATAGTGCCGCTGCGGTTTGGCACACGCAGAATCCGGATACGTTAAACCTTACATGCAACTTTTTAAGCGGATTCTGCATGATGATCCGCCGTGATTGTTTACTCGACATTTGGCTGGAAGGGAATAACGGCCCGATGTTCGATGCGGATAATTACCCGATTGCTGGTTACGAAGACAATGATCTTTGCCACCGAGTAATGATGGCAGGTTGGCGGTTAGCGGTTGCTCGCGGAGTTTTCATCGGACACCTCGGGCACCAAACTTTCGATCGTGCTTTTCCGGAAATGATGCGCGGTATGCGTAACCGGGAGAATTACTACCGGAAGTGGAAAAAGACGGGGTCAAACCGCATGATTAGCATTTACCGAGTTGCTATTCGTACGGTTCAAGACCTCCATTATTGGAGGAATTCGATTGCGAAAGCTTGTTCCGTCAGCGACGGCATCGCGGTTTTGCTTACGAATAATCCGCTCGAAATCCAATCCGGAAGCGATTGGAACCAGATGCACGGGAGTTTGCAGGACTACGATATTGCTTGGCTTCGATCTTGCTCGAATGCGAATTCAACCGAAGTTGCGAATGCAACGATGGACTGGATCAAGTCCATCTCAAAGTTGGTTGGTTTCGAGCCCGATGTTTCCGTTGAATGTTGGGAAGGGTTTTGGAATGAGCGCGATGAAAGGAATCGAGCCATTGAACTCGGAATTCAGATGGATGCCGACTGGTTGTTGTCCATCGATCACGACGAAGTCATTGAAGACCAAGTAACAAGGTATCATTTCGAGCGGTTATTCAATCACCCAGATCCCTTGGTGGATGGTTTCGAGTTCGGTTGGTTGAATCATTGGGAAAGCCCTCGGATGATTCGCGTTGATCGACCTTGGGGTGATGGCGGAAGCTATTCGGGTGGTATGAGCGGAACCCGGCTTTGGCGAGTCAACAAAGCGAACCCTCGGAAGATCATTGCGGGAACTGAAAAGGGACTTCACTGCGGTAATTGCCCAGATTCCGGCAATGGCTCTCGCCGAGTAGCAAACATTCGATTTCGCCACTTCGGGTACATGCATAGTTCACAACGTACGAACAAATATGCTTGGTACTCAAAGATCGATCCGAATCCCGACGCGGTTCTAGTTGGAGGCAATGATTACAGTCACATTGTTGCCGAAGAAGGGATGAAGCTACGCCCCTACGTTCCCCACAATCGCATCGGCTTTTACATGCTTACTCATTCCGGTGAAAGTCCGGAAGACGTTGCAATGTGGCTGAATGATTCTTACTCGATGTCCGATGCGATGGTTTTAGTTTGGACCGGCGAATGGTCTGACGAAGATAAGCATTGGTTGGACTCCAACGTTGATGAGTTGGATATTCCGGAAAACGAATGGCCCGAGACTGGACCCGGACGCACGTTGGCTGCGTTTGCGAAACTTTACGACGTGATTTGGGTCCATTCAGAGTTCGACGATGACTTGTCGGAGTGTCGGAATGCAGCATTGAATCAATTGCAGACTCAAGGCGTTGATTGGGCTTGGTTTCAAGACGCAGATGAACGGTTCCAAGGTGAACCAACTGTTAGCCTGCGTTGCATTCGTTCCATGGTCGAAACGAGTGACGGATGGGGTTGGATGTTCAGATTCCGGAACTTCCTGCGAGGCGCACCCGCATCCATGAGTGAAAGTCTTCGGATTACTCGGTTGGATGCGTCCGGAATCATGCGCATGAACTCACGGGTCCACGAGGGATTCGATGCAGCGGTCAAAACGCTCCGCAAGAACGGAGTGCATCCTATGCTTCGATACGCGCCGTTCACTTGCAATCATTTCGGACTTACGGTCGAAGACGACAAGCTTGAAGGAAAGTTGAACAAGTACCGGCGCATGTTGGTGAAAGAACTCGAAGACAACCCACACAATTCTGGTGCTTGGGTTTCGCTCGGCCTTCAATTCGCGAACGACGGGAACCTCGGCAAAGCTCAAGAATGCTACGAGCGCGGCGTTGCATGTGCCGGCGAAAGCTACTTGGCCTTCAAGGAATTGGGAGTTCATCACCTTCGATTGGCGAAAGCATTGTTGGTTGAAAGCGCAAAACGAACAACGAAGAAGCATCCATGGCAGGAAGAAGTTGTCCGGGTGGTTGAAGCATTCGGGCATTTGACAGTTCAAAGCCGTGTTGGGAATACGACCCTTCCGGACATTGAACTTCCTTCATTCTCACTGCCCGATGAAATGGTCTACCAAATGATCGAAGATGGGTTGATTCCGGCTCCGACAGATGGGCACGAAGAACAACCCTAGACGACGTTCTGGGGGCGCGTGGTCGTTCCGGGGTGACGTGCCCCGGCGACCCGTGTAAAATCGTTTCTGTGGGCCATTCTGATTAATCTAGGCTTATGGTGGCATCATGTATCGCGTGGACTCGAAAGATTTACGCATCACGCTCCAGACGTTCAAACGGCTTATCAAAACAAACCGGATGGCTGCACATGCAGCTATTGATGCTGCCGGTGATGTTGCTCTGAAAGCAATCCGAAAGAACCTTTCAGACCACACATATACTCAAGATCAATTAACGGCTTTAGATCACCCGTATGCAGTCAGGCACGGACGCATTTTGGTTCACAGTCAACGACCTTGGTTGGTACACGATCAAGGTGGTGGAAGTATCCTTCGAACCTTGAAAGGCGAAGTTGTCCACACAAGGAAATCGGTTGACTACCAAATCTCTGTGAGTGGTTTGGTGGCGGAAGCTGTGATTCAAGGAACGAGCGTCATGTTGGGTCGCGATACGCTAAATCAAACAGTCCAACAAAAACAAGTACAAAAAAAGCTTCAAAAAGTATTAGCTTCTACTTACAGGAACCGCGTACTCAAGGTGCGGTAAACATTGGATAACTAATGGCGACTTCGACAATCAACGTTGTTCAACTCATGCGAAACACGCTTCTTGCGAATTCGTTAGTTACCAATCTCGTCGGTTCACGAGTGATGACATCGCATCGTTTTGATGCCTCACAAACAACGATCGATATGCCTGTTTTGATTCTCGCCCCACAGGGCGGTTTTGCAATGTCGAATAAAGCAAAGCAAGAACAGGTTGTTCACTTATATTCGTATTCAAAGTATAGTTTTGGTGAAACACTCGACGTATACGCAGCGGCATTTGACGCGTTATGCAGTGAACGGTTGTACGATCCGAACGTAGCAACAGCGGGTTATTGTTATGAATCGGATAGACCGAGAACAGGATTCAATGATAGGTTAATTGCATGGTATGCCCGAGGAACATGGATTGCTCAAGCTGCGGGATAACTTGAAATGAATACTCAACAGACACGACCTTTTGGTAACCGCTCCACAAACATTACATGTGGTTGTGGAAACAATCTAACCAAATTGCCGACAGGTGTTCGTTTGGTGCCTGCCGAAGAACTGCGAATGACGATGGTTGTAAAGGTCACTTGCTCTGGTTGTGGTAAAAAGATCAATCTACGAGTCGCAAATGATTGAGCGGATTGAAAGGTTAGAACGGCAAGTTCGCGGGATCGAAAAAGACCTCAACATTTTGGTCAAAAGCCTCCCTGCCACCTCTTCGCCGGTTGAACAAGAAGAACACTCGCCTTGCGACGTGATTTGGAAATGTTCCAAATGCAAAATTCGACTTGGACTTTATGACGAAACAGTAGATGAACTTCGAATTCGTTACCGTGATTTCGTTTCATATGTTCGGTTAGGCGCAGGTGGTTCAATTCGTGTAGTTTGTCGGGGTTGCGGCGAATTGAATGCTTTGGAATACGTTGAAGAAAAGTTATAGTGATGGTACAGTCTCACCAGACGCCGTTAAGGTGCTACTGGAAAGCATATCAAACCCAAAGAGTTGACCAATGCCTTTAAACATTCCATCAGGTAGCACCAATAATATCTCTTTCGGACCTGCCAAAGTTTACCTTGGCGCAGCCGGATCTACCCCTTCGACTGACGTTGGATTCATCACCGAAGATGGCGTCACCATTGAGGTTTCCAGCGAACGTCGGGACATCATGCAGGGTAACCCGAAGCTGATCGAGTACACCTTCAGTCAGACTCAAGGTGTGATGATCAACTTCACTTCGATTGAGTGGAACTTCGATAACTTCGCCGCGATTCTGGGAGCCGGCCAAACTACCAGCGGTGGTGGTTCGGACACTTTCAGTTTCGGTGGCGACCCGCTCACGACCAGCTATGCTCTCCACATCGAGCATGCGATGGCTGTTACTGGCAACACGATGAATGTGTATGCTTGGAAGGTTGTCGCCGAGGCTGGCCTTTCTGCTCCGCTTGGTTCTGACGAGCATCAGTTCCCGGCGGCGTTCAAGTGCCAGCGGGTCAGCACCGATTGGGCCGGAAGTTCGCTTGATTACCGCAGCCAACTGATCAAGTTCGTTCGCGTTACTGCGTAATTAAAGCTAGTCTCATTGCACCAGACTCCTCGTTGGGGTCTGGTGCTTTTTTGTGTTACCATGACGCAGACGCCTTGGAGGTGCAATGTCTGAAAACCAGGTCGAAGTGAATCAAAACGAAGAAGAGTTGGATCTCAAAAAGCTTATTGAAACTCTTGTTCCAGTCAAATCCGTTGTGATTACTGACGTAACGGGCGAGGAGCACATTGTTTCTGGCAGCGTAAGTGCTCGGAAGCAAATTGAGATTATGCGGTTAATCGATGAAGTAAAATCGTTGCCGGCAGTGAATATCGATATGAATGTCACTGGAGCTTTGGGCATCGTCGGCATTCTTCTGAATTTGGCTCAAGACCCACAAGTCGTCGATGCGTTGGCTCGCATGTTTATGACGGCTCACCCCCAGGCATACAACGCAGCCCTTGAGAACGGCAACAAAGCTGGCATCGATGTGATTGATGCTTCGGATCTGTTCGCCATCGAAGAATTGGTGGCAGCAATTGCCCCTTTGTTCGTTCGCCTCGCGAAGAGAACCGGGAGCGCGATGACGGCTCTGGGCGGGGCGATGTAACGGTTCAGATCAAGGAAATGTTTGGTTCTTTGTTTTCTTCTGGATGGACAATGGACCAAGTTCTTGATTTGACTTGGGATCAGATCGGTTTTGCTTCCGAATGCGTGTTGATGCATAAAGTCAGCATGATCAATTTGGTAGCAGAGCCGGTGCTGGGCGCACTTGGAAGCAAATATAAAAAATCCCGAATATCGAAAGATAAGAAGGATAAAAATGAGGAGTCGAAAGATGCAGAGATGATGTTCAACATTTCTGCTGCTGGCTTCGGTGTTGAAACTATCTAAATAAGATAGAATGTAGCTAGCCCAAATGGAGTAACGATGGCTAACCAGAATATCGGCAAACTGACAATCCAGTTGCTCCTTCAAGATGCGCAGTTTTCAAAGGCTGTCGAAAACGCAGAAAGCAATCTCCTCAAGTTCAACAACCGAATCAACAAATTCGGGAACAGTATTCAGAAAGTTCTCGTTGGCAGTTTCATGGCGGCGAATGCCGCGATTACTGCGTTCGGTGTCAAGTCGACTTTGGTTGGCGCTGATTTCGAACAATCCATTACAAAAGTCGCTGCCGTTGCGGTGGATGGCGTAAATGGATTAGAAGCACTTACGAAGAAAGCGAGAGAATTAGGCGCGAGCACCCAATACACGGCAACGCAAGCTGCCGATGCAATGCAGGACCTTGCGCGTGCGGGTCTTCGTACAAACGAAATCATGGACGTGAGTGGACCCGCACTCATGTTGGCTGGTGCTGCTGGGGCTGAAATGTCCCAAAGCACGTCGTTGTTGGCCGCGACAATGGCACAGTTCAACATGCACAGCAGCGAGTCGAATCGCGTAGCCGATGTGTTTAACGAAACGCTTCGAGCCTCACTTTTCGACATGAGCAGTTTGACGGAAGCCATGAAATACGCGGGCTCTGTCGGTGCTGCATTTGGTATGTCGCTCGAAGAGACGACGGCGGCAGTTGCGCAGTTCCGTAACCTCGGTCTTGAAGGATCGATGGCTGGAACAAACTTTCGCATGGCAATGAGTCAAGCCGCGAAAGTAACAGCAAAGGGGGAACGAGCACTAGCCCGGTACGGGCTAACGCAGAAAGACATTAACCCGGAACTTCATACTTTCGGGGAAATCATGCAAACCGTCGCTGATGCTGGGCTGAAAGCATCAGATATGATGGACGTCTTCGGTGTTCGCGCTGGTGCGAATATTTCAAGCATTGCGGAGCAATTCCGAGACGGGCAAGCCAACTATTTTGAATTGTTGGATGCACTCGAAAACTCTGCTGGAAGCGCAGAAGAAACGTATGAAATGATGTTGGACACTGTGAAATCACAGTTCCAAATCGTTATCTCGGCTCTCGAAGAATTGATGTTGAGCGTATTTATGACTTACGCTGAACCACTCAAGAAATTGTTAACGACCCTTTCGAAAGTCATTCAACACACCGCTTTTGTTTTCAACAAAGAAAGCGACAATATGGCCGATTCTTTCGGTTCTATTTTAGAGTCAATTACGGAGTGGTTGGAATCGAACCGGATTCAGATCGCAAATACTTTTGTTAACTTTGTAGATGGTTTAAGTAGAGTTGTTTCTATCTTATCCACCATGTTGCCTCTGCTGGAGAAGGTTGGTGTTTTAATCGCTGCGACATTCGTTGCGATCAAAGTCCAACAATTCGTTGTTTCTGTTAAGTTAGCGATTGCCACAGTTGTTGGCATGAAGGTTGGAGTCACCGGTCTGTCCGGTGCAATCGCAGCTTTAGCTGGAACGATCACTACAGCAACCGGTGGTATTTATGCCCTTGTGTTAGCCCTCGGAGCTTTTGTCGCAACCATTGGCGGTTACATTTACCTGACGCGCGAAGCTTCCGAAGTAACAGAAAGGTTTGCGTTAACACAAGACAAGCTAGCAGAACGCGACGAGTACCGGCGAAAAGTTCTGTTGGAGAGGGCGCAATCAGAACAAAACGCAAATCAAATCTTCCTTCGAATCATGGAAGACCGGCTTGCTACGCAGGGCAAGCTAAACAGGTCACTTGAAAAGACTATTGAGAACGTTCGTTCGTTAACGGCGCATGAAATCGCTGCCGGCACTGCGGCTGGTACTCATTTCCGAGCATTGTTTGACGGAAATGAAATCGTGATGAGTGTTGCAGACGCCTTTGAATTGGCCGAACAGGGCGTCGATGGTTCTCAAAAAGCTATGGCGAAGATGATGGAACGGTTGGGAACGTTCCAAGTCCAAGCCGATCAGGCTAGCCAAAAAGCTACAGAACTTGCTCATGCTTTCGAAGACGTTGATGAACATGGCTCCGGGTTCTTCATCAAAGACACTGTGACGGGACAACTAAAGAGAGTTGCCGATTCATACCAAGAACTTTCAGTGTACCGGGACGATGCGTACAAGAAAGAAAGGGATCTTCAACAAAGATTCCAGACGTTCGCAAATGCAATTGCAGCCGAAAATCATAGGCGTTCGATTGAACGTAAGAAAATCTCCCGTGATGAACAACGAGATGCAGAGGAGTTGGCTCGCCAGTCGCAAGAAGCTGCGCGCGAGTTTGAGAATGCTCAAAAGAAGCGAATCAAAGCTCAAGAGAAAGCGGCAAATGAACTTCGCAAGTCGCGAGCAGACGAAGCCGAACTCATTCGCATTGAATTTGAGAACGCCATCGCAGCAACGCGAAAAGCATATGCCGATGAACTTGCGTTACTCGCAGAAAACAGCCAAGCAAGGGCCGATTTGCTTCGCCAACGGGCTGAAACTGAACAACAAATTCTCGATACGTTCCGGAATCGGGAGGCGAAAGAAACGTCTGAATTCATGCGCGAACAGGCTGAAGCCCTGATTGAAGCGAGAAACAGATTCAGAGACGATGCGGCAGCTATCACAGAAGCCGCTTACAAGAAAGAGTTGGAAGAAGCAAAGAGATCTTTCGATGACGAACTAGCCCTGTATCAAGCCGGCACTGTTCCATACCTCGTTGTTGTTGCGAAAAGACAACAAGCGATTTCGGATATTGAAGCTCGGCATGAGTTGGAAAGGCAGATGGCACGGCGAGCCATCTTCCAAGCTATCGAGCAACAAATCGAAAATATGGCGATTGAAGCTGCCACTGCGCGCGGCGCTCGCTTGATGAAGATTGAAATCGATCGGATGAAAATGCTTGCAGAGCATTCCGAAGCAACGGAAGCTCAAAAAGCAAGAATCAATGAGTTGTTCGATCAGAGGGCGTTGAAAGAAAAAGAGAAAATTACCAGGGAAATCATCGAGTTAACCAACTTCGAAACCGAACAATCTGCGGCGTTGGAAGATCGTGCTTCGAAGACGAAGAACAAGAAACTGGCAAAATTTCTCCGCGAGCAAGCCGATATGCTTCGGCAGCGAGCAAGGTTGGAACAACAACTTGCCGACAAACTTGTTGATTACGCAGAAGCTTCGGAAGAAGAAAAAGCCAAGATTACAGCGCACTACAACAGAAAGATTGCAGAGTTAGAGAAGAAGACTTCCAAAGAAAGGCAGAAGGCTTCTCTTGAAGCTCTGAAGGGTGTTGCCGACACGGCGACGTCCATCGCTGAAACGGTTTCTGGAACCATTCAGAAGGTCGTCAAAAAGACGGTCGGAGCCATCAAAGACGTTTTCTCGTTTATGACTGGCGGTTTTACTTTCTCCATCCAAGATGGAATGTCAGCCGTCATCGATTCAGCTAATGAAGCTGAAGCAGCGATTTTGGAGATCGATGAAGCGTTAGCTCGTGGGTCCATCACTGCACAAGAATACGAGAATGCATTTGTTGCTTTGTCAGCTTTCGATGCCGCAGAAGCAGCGAGAGCATTCGTTAAGGATTTAATCCTCGGTGCGGCTCGATTCACCGAACAACTAATCGTGGCTCTGCCGTCAATGCTGGATGCATTGGCTGACAAATTGCCAGCGATGTTCGAACGGGTATCGGAGGCCATTCCGATTCTGGCCGAGCGTGTATCAAATGAGCTTCCAAGGCTAATCAACGTATTGGTGGAAGGCATTCCCCTTCTCATTGAAGGGGTCGCAGATGCAATTCCGCATTTAGCGAATATCTTCGTGCATTTTGTTCGCAGAGCACTTCCCGAACTTCTGCGCGAGTTGTTGGATGCCCTCGATGTACTGATTCAAGCTTTGATTGATGCGCTCCCAATGGTGATCAATGCCATTGTACGAGCACTGCCAGAAGTGATTCGGGTAATCACAGAAGGCGTCGCTAATATTGTACGGGTATTGCCTGACATTATCGACGCGTTGGTTGCCGCGCTTCCCGACGTCATTGAAGCATTGATTAGCGGCGTCGATAACATTGTGAAGGCTCTGGTCAAGGCCGTACCCAAAATCATCAAAGCTTTCATCGACAACCTTCCAACAATCGTAATGGCTATTGTTGAAGGAATATTGTCTTTAGCAACAACATTGGTGGAACAACTTCCACTTCTCATAGCAAGCATAATTGAATTGCTTCCGGATTTGATCGGAGCAATCATCGGGATGCTTCCTGATGTGATTTCCGCAATCATTGGAGCAATTCCCGATATTATCCTGGCATTCGTCAACAGCATTGATGAAATCATCACCGCAGTTATTGTTGCGATTCCAAGAATCTTCGTTGAAATCATAACCAGAATTCCGGAAATTGCTGTCGCCTTGGTCAAAGCCTTGGTGGAAGAAGTCATCTTCAAGCTTCCGCAAATCGGACTTGAGATAATCAAAGCAATTTTCAAGGGTTTAAGGGAAGCTTTCGAAGAGCTTGTTCAGATTTTCAAAGACATATTCAGTAGAGCATTCAAGGGTATCAAGAACATTTTCCAAGGCAGCGGAAAAGACGGGGAAGGTACTGGAGGAATGATTGGAGATTACGTTGACAAATTAGCGGGTTTCGTCGGTCTCAATGCGTACTCCGGGATCGACTACATTCCGTCCAACCGCCTTGTTACCGTACACAAAGGCGAAGCGATTATTTCCGCCCAGGAAAACCGCCGTCGCATGGCTGCGCCTGTTGGCCCGAGCGCAAACCAAGCAACCCCCGGAATCTCAACGATGGGAGGCGGAGCCCCCATCGATATTGCAATCATGGCGGAAGGGCGGTTGTTAGACGCGGTTACTGTCACAGCCATGGACCGGGGCCATGCTCCAAAGCTAGAAAGAAAACTAAAGAAAGCCTCGGGTGTTACAGTGGGATTCGAACGGGGCAGGTTTAACCGTTACGGGAGAGATTGATGGCTTACAGAGGCGACCCCAAAGCTTTTGTCATCCTTCCGGACAGAACACTTGAAGACCGGCAAAAACTGGTTTCAACGACTCTGACTGATGGGACGCTCGCGGCTACGTTTGGCGATAGCGTGAGAACTCGCGGCGAAGCTGGGTTAATTCCTGGGCCGGGTGTTCCTAATTCAACAAATGAAGGGGCGGGAACCGTATCGTCTTCGGGTGCGCCCCAACCTTCGAACTTGATTGAAGGTTCACCTGCTCGACGGTTAGACAAACAGGACGTTTTGATCGTTGGCTCCGGTGGTATGGCCGATGGGAGCCGATGGGTCTGGAAGTTCTCTGATGAATCCGAGACAACGTCATACACCGCAGGCAACGTACCCGATAACCCGAGTAGTACCAACTACAGGGGTGAACCAGACGATAGGCGTTGGCATTCAGAAGACTCGATCTTCGCAGAAGACAGAACTGGAAGCCCGACAAACATAAACGGCTACGGGTTAACGGGTTGCTATAATCCGATTCTCCGACGGGAGTTTATTTATTGCTCGTTGGGTTCTGCGAGCAGCAGCGATTCAAACAAAGTTCAGGTTGCATATCGATATGCAGATTCCCGATGGGAAGGGGCAAATCCTGATTCCGGTTCGGACGATGGCGATTGGTCATATGCGACTTTCCGAGTCCAATCCATCGATAATCATGCAGATCCGCTTTGCAGTTTGGGCGTGGTGGTTTTGCCTGACGGGGCGATGCGCTTAATCGTCCGAGTCAGCGATGATATTGATGTCTACCACAGCGACGATGGTTTGAACTGGTCGTTGGTTGCTTCTCGAATCATTTCGAGGTTTATTGATCGTTCGTTTCGGCCCTTTTGTCTTCGGGTTGCCGAAAGTGCAGGATATATCCGAATCGTTTGGACTGAATTCGATGCCGATGAAGCAAAATGGTACTTCGGGTTTTGTGGTTCCGGAGACCGTGGGGCTACGTGGCGGGAAATCGGTACGCCAAAGTCACTAGAAATCGTCGGATACTACGGACAACCCGGCGATTATGGTGGTGATAGGCGTTTTTACGACATGGTTGGAGTGGGGGACGCAGGCGGCAGCTTTGTGTTTGTCCATGGTGGCGACAGCATCATCTACTCGTACTATGCGACGGGTAATGAGGATTTTGCTCAAAACACGGGCATGTTAATCAACCTTGGCGCAGCCGTGTTGTACCAAAGATTGTACTTAATGAGAAGTGCTGACTATGTGTACCTCCACGGTTGGGGTAATACGGCAGCATTAGGTTCCAGTACAGACGCGATTTGGAAAGCCAAAGATGCAAGCCCACAAACGTACACGCAGTGGCATTGTTTTGCTTTCCGAATGTCTCGTCGATCTGACTTTTCAGATCCGAATCAGAGTTGGACTCATTTAGGCATTGTTGGGCTTCGAGGCGCAGTTCGCTATTTCCCCTACCACGGGAACGGATATTTACTCGCAGACAACAGTATTGCTTTCGCTTGTGGTTTGGCTGATGCCGAGTCTCCGGAGCAACAATTCGATTGGAGTGCTGGACATTGCGCTTACTTCCGGATCGGCGGTTGGTCTAAAAACCCCATCTGGGAACGTTGGCTTAGCGACTACATAAGCGTAATCAATGATTACGTGCCTTCAACCTACCGATATTACTACGGCGGTAGAGATTTCCCGTTGTTTGCCCCGAACTGGCAGACGTTGTGGT